ACGCAGACCCAAACCCAGTGACTGTAGTTAAAGTTAAAGGAGAGGTAGTTAGAGGCAAAGACGGCAAGGCCCAGGTCAAAAGAAAGACTAAGTTCTGCATAGGTCTAACTGATGAAGCTAGAGAAGAGCTGAAGACACTAGAGATTGATGCATCTTGGGCAGAGCCTATGTACGGGCCTATGATCGTACCGCCAAAGCCTTGGACGTCTTTTGACACTGGTTGCTACTATGACCCTGCCCTAGCTGGCTCTGTGTCTCTTGTTCGTGGTGCCTGTAAAGAACAAAAGGATGCTATAGATAGACACTTCGTCAACTATGTAGAGCCTGGTTATGTCAAAGCGCTGAATGCTATCCAAGCTACACCTCTGAAAATAAACAAAGGTGTCCTCGATGCGTTGTCTTGGGTACAAAATGAGATCAAAGGCGGTAGAGCTATACCAAAAGGATCACTAGATGATTTCCCAATTATCGTAGATCCACAGCTACCTATAGTGCCTGAGAACCTTATGGAGATGGATGCAGATATCATTGAAGAGATCTTTGCAGAGCGAAAAGAACACCACTTGAAACTCCGTGAAGCTGATGCGTCTAGAGAAAACTTACGTGTAGTCATTAAGACTGCCAGTGAGATGGATGAGTTCGAGCAGTTCTACCTTCCTTGGAACTTCTGTTGGAGATCCAGGATGTACCCAGTGTCTACATTCAACTACCACCGCGATGACCACGTAAAAGCATTGTTCTTGATGGCCAACGGCAAGAAAGTCACAGCAGAAAATCGTGGATGGGTCATGGTTGCTGTGGCAAACACTGGAGCATTTGACGGCATTGACAAGAAGTGCCTGGAAGACCGTATGCAATGGGTGTCTGACAACCACCTCATGATTATGGAAGTTGCTAGTGACTACAAAGGTACATTTGATCATTGGGCTGCCGCAGACAAGCCGTTCCAATATCTGGCTGCTTGCCAGGCTTATGCTGACATGATTGATCAAGGTGATGATTGGGTAGCTTACCTTCCTGTCGGGATGGATGCGACGAACTCAGGCACCCAGATCTACTCAGCTCTATCTCTGGACACTGAGGACGGAAGGAAAACAAACCTAATACCTATGCCTGATTGCCAGGACGTTTATTCTGATGTTGCAAAGCAGACAGTCAGTTTTCTTAATCAAAAGCGCAAAGAAGGCTGTATGACAGCTGGTCTTTGGTTAGACTTTGGTGTTGGTCGTAAACAGGTCAAAACTAATACAATGACCTACGGTTACTCCAGTGTTGTAGCAGGGTTCACTGATCAATTAGTTACACAGATCATGATACCTATGCGCCGCTCTGTAGCAAAGCACAACATTGCTAATCCAGGTGAACTTATGAAGCACCACTTTGGCACTAGGAGACAGCAGACCACCAACGCAAGGTATCTAGCTGAGATCAACTACAACTCTGTACAGAACGTCACAAAGTCAGTGGCTGTAGGTATGGAGTTCCTACAAGGGATGACAGATGCCGTCTCTAGTGAAGGTAAGTCTGTACGTTGGCAAACACCGTCTGGGTTTCCTGTAGTCATGTCGTACACTAAGTGGACAAAGAAGAAGACTAAAGTCTACTTGTGGGATCGCAAAGTAAAAGCACTTGTACGCAAGCAAGTGACCACTAGAGAGCCAAACCCTTACCAAATAGACAAGCGTAAGATGAGGGCAGCTGTGGCGGCTAACTATGTACACTCACTTGACGCAAGTCTCATGCAGAGCACAGTTCTTTTGTGTCTGGATAATGACATTACGGATTATTTTATGATACATGATTCATTTGCTACAACAGTCCAGGATACTTGGACTATGTACCACTGTATCCGTCACTCGTTTGTTGCTACTTTTAAAGACAAATGCTTGTACGCAGAGTTTGAGAAGCACATCAGACAGCGCCTGGCAAACCCAGAGCAGAAACTGCCGGCAATCCCTAAAAAAGGTAACCTAGATCTAAATGGCGTCTTAGAAAGTGAGTATTGCTTCAGTTAACGACCTTCTGTCCACCCTATAGAGATTACAAAAAAGGAGCCATAGATTGCACCCAAGAGAAAAGGTCTTGGGGTTACTAGAATACCACAGACAACGTGGTGAACAAATCCCTCAAAGCACCCTGGAACTAGCCAAGTTCTGGGGTGTTTCCGTTTCAGAACATCAAAATAATACTAACAAGGAGAATAAAGAAGATGGCAAAAGCAAAGATTGAATTTCATACACCGATTGGCCGAGCAAAGTATGCCTGGTTAAACGAAAGAGACACAGCTTACTCAGCGGAAGGTGTCTATAGCTGTATGCTTATCTGTGACCCAAAAGAGGCCAAGCCGCTGTTGGACAGTATCAAAAACCTACGTGAAGAAGAGTTTGGAACCAAAGCAAAGGTATCAGTGCCTATCTTGACTGATGAAGAAACTGGCGAGGTCATATTTAAACTCAAGAGTAAGTTTGAGCCTAAGAGCTGCGACAGCTCCGGCCAGTACATCCCACATGAGAAGCTACCAAAGCTGTATGGCGGCTCAGTCTTAAAATTAGGTGGTGTTGCAGTGTGCTATGAACGCAATGGTAACAAAGGTATTTCACTTAGCCTCAACAGTGTCCAGGTTATCGAGCCAGTATCAGGTGGCGACGGTGGCGGCATGGCATTTGCACCAGTTGAAGGTGGCTTTGTTGCACCAGCTGATGAAGTGACGATTAATGGTCACGTTTCTCTGGACGCTGCTGATCCGGATAACACAATCGATTATGACTTCTAATAAAGCTAGATACTCAGCTACTCGTCGTCGGGCCATACAGCACGGTTACAGGTCGGGGTTTGAAGAGGCAGCTAGTAAGCAGATCACAGACGCTGGGCTGCCACTACTTTTTGAGACTGATAAGATCGAGTTTGTTTGGCCATCACGTAATGCAAAGTACACACCAGATTTTAAACTACCGAAGCCTGGTGGCTTTTACTATGTCGAAACCAAAGGGTTTTGGTCAGTATCCGATAGATCCAAAGCGTGTCTATTGTACAAGCAACACCCCGATATGGATCTACGTTATGTGTTTCAGAACTGGAATACTAAGATCTACAAATCAAGCCCTACTACATACAAGATGTTTGCTGAGAAGCAGGGCTTCACACTTGCTAATAAAGTTATACCACAAGAATGGATAGATGAGAGCCTATCCGCATTACTCTAGTGGCTTGGGTCGCGCAGCTTAACATATTGGTTGCGCGGCCTTTTTAGTTTTAGGGAGACACACGTAATCATGACTATATTTAACATTGAATCACAACAGAAACACGAAGACAGTGACTTTGTTCAAAGACTACCATGTGATGCATGTGGAAGCCGAGACAACGCAGCACTGTTCACTGATGGCCACACTTACTGTTTCGGGTGCCAGGCATATTCATCTGGTGGTGAAGGTGGTGAAAGTAAAACCATTTCCACCCCACAACAACAGCACCACCACAGTAACTTATTGTCTGGTGAATACGTTGACCTGAGAGCACGTAAGCTGACCGCTGAGACGTGTCGCAAGTTTGGGTACATGGTTGCCACCCACAAAGGCCAGGCAGTCCAGGCGGCCTCATATAGGGACGCATCTGGGGCTATATGCGCGCAGAAGGTGAGAACCAAAGATAAGAACTTTAGTATCCTTGGTGACGCAAAGAAAATGACCCTGTTTGGTAGTCATCTTTGGACGTCTGGCAAGAAGATCGTTTTGTGTACTGGGGAACTGGACTGCATGTCCATATCCCAGATCCAAGGACACAAATGGGCAACTTGCAGTATACCCAATGGAGATACATCAGCACGTAAGTCTGTGCTTGCCAGCTACGACTACTTGATGAACTTCCAGGAGATTGTACTGTTGTTTGACCAGGACGAAAGTGGTCAGAAAGCAGCGATTGAAGTAGCTGAAGCATTGCCTGTTGGCCGTGTGTCTATCGGCACCCTGCCTTACAAAGATGCAAATGAGTGCCTGGTCAAAGGTGCATCAGGTGAAGTCATCAACGCTATCTTCCAGGCAAAGGCATACAGGCCAGATGGCATACTGTCACCAGATGATCTACGTGAAGCGATACACCAGGTAGACGCTATGTCCGCTGTTCACTTCCCTTACGAGCGATTGAACACCATGTGTAAAGGCGTAGAGAAACCAGCGCTGATAACTATAGCGGCTGGATCGGGTGTTGGCAAAAGTACCTTAGTTCGGGAATTTTGTTACTCTTTCATGACCCAAGGTGAGAACGTAGGTTTATTGCTTCTTGAGGAAACGCCAAAGAGATCTGCCCAGGGCCTGGTCGGTTTGCATATGAACAAGAACATTACAATTGATCCTGATGCAGCTACGCCAGATGAAATTGCAGATGCTTATGACGACTTACTGAGTAAAGGGGGTAAGTTTTATTTGCTAGACCACTTCGGATCAACGGCGATGCAAGACATCAGTAACAAAATTACATACATGCACAAGGCGCTGGGCTGTAACATTATTATACTTGATCACATATCGCTCTTGGTTAGTGGCCTGACAGGTAAGGTTACCGATGAAAGACGTCTGGTAGATGACATAGTACACCATCTACGCACAACGATTGTACAAGAGCTAGGTATAACCTTGTTTATGGTGTCTCACCTCAAACGCCCAAACAGCCCCCAAGGGCATGAAGGCGGCGCCAAGGTTCGATTGTCTGAACTACGGTCGAGCCACTCAATTGCACAGCTATCTGATTTCTGCATTGGACTACAGGTTGACGAAGACGACCCAACCAGTGGCATACGAGAACTTGTAATCTTAAAGAACAGAAAGACCGGAGAGTGTGGTTACGCCGGTACTCTTCAATATGACCGGTCTACATCTCGGCTTATCGATGCCGACACATTTAGTGCGTTTTAAGCACCACCTTATTTAACAAATCGAAAACACACAATAAAGGAGACTACAATGGGAACAATAATCCCTGCTGGTCGTGGCATAGCTGCGACTTCTGAATACGCTTATGCAAACACTGACGCCGATAAGAACACTAGATTGGTCTTATCAACAATTGCCGCTTACGGCTCTACTGGCTGCATAAGTGACCAAATCCAAAAATCATTAAAGACTATGCCATACGGCAGCGTCACCAATCACTTCCGAGAGTTGATCAACAAAGGTCACATTGAAGTAATAGGCAAAAGGCGTGGCTTATCGGGCCGCCCCCAGCGCGTCTATGTCATCACAAAATTAGGAAAAGCAAGAGTGCAAGAGCAGCACCAGGGAGAACTACAGCTATGAATACAGCCAGAATAAACTCTACAGGTTTACATCATTATACTATGAACGAATACCAAGCAGACGCTGCTGAAACTATGATTTACAAGCACAAAGTTATTTACAGCAGCCTAGGTCTAGCCAACGAGTCAGGTGAGGTGCTCGGTAAAATTAAGAAACTACTGCGTGACGACGATGTCAGCTTCACTGGTTTCAATACAATATCAAACGAAAAGAAAGCAGAGATTGCAGATGAGCTAGGAGATGTACTCTGGTACCTTGCTGCATTGGCTCGTGACCTCAACCTGTCGTTAAATGACATTGCAGCAATTAACCTGGAGAAACTCAAGTCACGTAAGAAGCGTGGTGTCCTGGGTGGCTCTGGTGACAAGCGATGAAGTATGGCTCAGTTTGCTCCGGAGTGGAAGCAGCCACAGTAGCTTGGCACGATCTAGGGTTTGAACCTCAGTGGTTCAGTGAAGTTGATGCCTTTCCAAGTGCAGTCTTACAGCATCATTACCCTACTATCCCAAATCATGGTGACATGACTAAATTCAAAGAATGGAACACAGATGAACAAACAATTGACCTTCTTGTTGGCGGAACCCCCTGCCAATCTTTCAGCGTCGCCGGTCTTAGGCAAGGACTTGAAGACCCAAGAGGAAACCTCATGCTCACCTATCTTGCAATGGCTGACAAATTTAAGCCCAAGTGGCTTGTTTGGGAAAATGTCCCCGGTGTCTTGTCATCTAACGGCGGACGAGATTTTGGAACCTTCATCGGGGCGTTGGGGAAAATCGGGTACGGGTTTTCATGGAGAATCTTGGACGCTCAATACTTCGGAGTTCCCCAAAGACGCAGACGTGTGTTCGTTGTCGGATGTCTTGGAGACTGGCGAAGTGCAGCAAGTGTTTTATTTGAGTCCGAAAGCCTGTCAGGGCATCCTGCGCCGAGCAGAGAAACGAGGCAAAGAGTTGCCCCAACAGTTGGAACAGGCGCTCCTTTCAGTCGCACAGGAAACTCCAGAGTAGAGGCAGATGCTATAGTTTTTGGCGCACAAAACAGTGCAAACCAAGGTGCTAGTGTTTCTAAGGATATTTCTCCTACATTGGATACAAGTAAAGTTCCTGCTGTTACAATTGCACCACGATCTCTTGCTCTAACTTTAGGTAAAGACGTTGCATCAACTTTAACCTCTACTGATTATAAAGGGGTACAAGCAGTTGCTTACGAGCATCACGCACAAGACAGTCGGGTAAAAGAGCTGCCAGAAGTATGTTCTACTGTTACAGCTAAGTACGGAACTGGTGGTGGTAATATGCCGATAGTAGCATCTTCCGAAAAACAGCAATGGCCTGCTGAAATTGCTTCTACATTAGACGCTCACTACGGCGATAAGATGGGTTATGAAAATCAGCATATAAACTCAGGTGCGCCACTCTTTGTAAGAGGTAAAGCCACAACTGTCAGAAGAATGACTCCAAGAGAATGCGAGAGACTCCAAGGTTTTCCTGACGATTATACGCAAATATCTTGGCGTGGCAAAGAACCAGAAGATTGCCCCAACGGACATCGATACAAGGCGATGGGAAATTCAATGGCTGTACCAGTAATGAAATGGATCGGCGAAAGAATACAAGAAGTAGAAAATAAGAGAGAATAACATGTCATTAGTTAAAAACATGAACGCTCGTAAAAAAGCAGGAACTAGCCGTAGCAAGAAAAAGTCTACCGTTAGCCCAAAAGCTTATGCTGATATGAAGGCAGGATGGCCTAAAAAGAAAAAGGCTAAAAAGAAATGACTGAAGAATTTAAACAGTACACTGATAAGCAGCTATTATTCTTAGATGCATTGATGGGTGAAGCTAAAGGCAACATCCGTAAAGCTATGGATATAGCAGGGTATGCTAAGACCACTAAGATTAGTGAAGTTGTTAGAAGTCTCAACAAAGAGATTATTAAGGCGGCAGAAGAAATGCTTGCCATGAATGCTCCTAAAGCTGCATTTGGTATTGTTGGTGTACTAGATGATCCAAGTGCGATGGGCGCTCGTAATTCTATAGCTGCCGCTGTGCAGATATTAGATCGAACTGGTTTGGTTAAGAAAGAACAAATAGAAGTCACCAATAAAGGCGGTGGCGTATTCATCCTGCCACCAAAGGCTGTTGATGACGTGGGCTAACAAGACCAGGCCAAATGCTACTGCACGGATACAGTATGGCTATAAAGCTAATGAAGATGATCCGCTTGTAATAGAACCTGATGAAACCTTAGTACCTCTTATTGAAGAGGCTATGGATTATCTTGATAACGGTTACAGCACTCGTAAGGTAGCTGAGTGGCTAACAGAGAAAGCCCAGCGCAAGATATCGCACCAAGGTGTGTTACTTGTATGGAGAGCTAACCGACCAGACAGTCCTCGTATTGCTGCACTAGATAAGGCTAACAAAAAGAGAAAGCCTAAAACTAGAAAAGAAAAGGCAATAGCTGCGGTAAAGCGTAAAAGATCGGATGCTAAACGTATCCAGACTTTGATGACTAAGAAGTTAGCGGCACATGAGACTAAGAATGAGATCAGTGATACCTTAGATTTCGGGGCATACGAGAAAGAACCTGAACAAAGGGAAGTGGTGTTTGCACCTAATCCTGGGCCACAAACAGAGTTCCTTGCAGCGTCTGAACAAGAGGTACTATATGGCGGCGCAGCAGGTGGTGGAAAATCGTTTGGATTACTAGCTGACCCTATGCGGTACTTCCATAACCCTAACTTTAATGGGTTGATACTTCGTCGTACTAATGACGAACTTAGAGAATTAATTTGGAAATCACAGGAGCTATATCCTAAAGCATTTCCAGGAGCGAAGTGGGCAGAGAAGAAATCACAATGGACATTACCTAGTGGTGCAAAGCTTTGGTTAACCTACCTAGAACGTGAAGATGATGTTAGACGTTATCAAGGTTTGGCTTTTAGTTATATTGCCTTTGACGAGTTAACGCAGCACCCAACACCATTTGCTTGGGATTACATGCGCTCACGTTTGAGAACAACTGATCCAGACCTACCCATATTTATGAGGGCAACTACAAACCCTGGGGGCGCTGGGCATGGTTGGGTAAAGCAGATGTTTATTGATCCTGCTCCTGCAAACCAAGCGTTTGTTGCTACAGATTTAAGCAGTGGTGAGCCTTTAGAATATCCAGAAGGACACGAGAAGGCAGGGCAACCATTATTTAGCCGTAGGTTTATTCCTGCATCACTCACAGACAATCCATATCTTATGGAAGGTGGGCAGTACGAAGCTAACCTTTTATCTTTACCAGAGAACCAGCGCAGACAGCTTTTAGAAGGTGATTGGGCGGTAGCAGACGGTGCAGCGTTTCCTGAGTTTAGACAGTCCGTGCATGTTGTAGAACCTTTTGATATACCAGATAATTGGGTACGGTTTAGATCAGCGGATTACGGATATAGTTCGTGGAGTGCAATTCACTGGTACGCAATTGATCCTGCATTCGAA